AAGAAGACTGAAGAGGAAAAACTCTTGGGACACATGGGTCTTAGAGTCGAAAGTCATTGGTACACCAATGATGCGGCACTTTATGAATACTATGTCTACGTCCATCCGGAGCACAGAAAAACGAGAACAGCCTTTGAACTCTACAAGGTCGCCAAGGGGGTAGCACAGTCAGTGAAACTGCCGTTTTTCTATGGAACCTTCCGGAAGCCGGAATCTGATTTTGAACGGGTGAATAAGTTTTTGAAACGCCAAGGGGGGCAACAGATTGGGTCACAATATTTTATAGGAGCATAGTAATGGTTGATTTAGTAAATGCAGCGGAAGTAAACCTAAATAATTTAGGGAAAACCTTAAGTGGTGGTGGCGGGAAAAGTAGCGGGTACAGTGGCGGTGGTTTTAAATTTTCACCAATTGAGATCAGTTTTCCTGACAATTTTGACAGTTGGACATTTGATGTTCCCACACCGAATCTGGACCAGGATTTCAAAGCACCCGTAGTCGAAGCAATCCAGGAAGTCAATGTACCTAGACCAAACACCGACCAGGACTTAACGAAGGGCAATATGGCCGATGTACAAGAAGCCTTTGTCGATGCAGGATCAGCAGTTCAGGCTCAGGTGATTGAATCTGGAGGAGCAGGACAACAGGCGTTGATCGATGCCGCAAGTGCTACGCAAACGAATGCGATTATTGCAGGAGACTATTTAACCGGAGGTCAAAGCAACCCTGCTTTAGAGCAGGGAGCATCAAATATTACGAAGGAAACGGAAGCAGCTATCAACATTGAAACCAAGGGCTTAGAGTCTGCCATTCAAACAGAAGTCAAAGGATACGAAGCAACCGTAGACAAAGAGGTCAAGGGACTAGAAGCCAGTTTAGCAAAAGAGGTCAAGGGGGTTGAGCAGATTCCAACAGATTTCGCCAATTGGAATATTGATTTTGCACAGAAGTTTGATCAGTCCTTGGACAAGGATGAAGACACATATTCTTCGACAACAACTCCGATGGCAAATCTGGATGCAACGGAAGCCACAGGCAACGAAGATCCTTTTGCGGATATTGAAACAAGTACCACCAAGGCCGATAAACTGACGGAGGAGGAAAGACTCCGCAGAATCAGAAGACTGATGTTGAACAGATATGGACGAGAAGACACGATTTTAACTGGAGCAAAAGATCCGATGAATCGTAGAAGATATGCGAGTGCATTATGAACATTCTCGAAGAATACGAGGCACTGAAAAGCGATAGAGGCAACTGGGAGAACCAGTGGCAGGATATTGCAGAACTGATGATTCCTCGCAGAGCAGACTTTACGAATCGGTATCGTGCTTCCGGAGAACAGAGAAGAGATCGGATCTATGAATCCACAGCAGTCCGTGCCTTGGTCCGAGGAGCATCCGGTCTCCACAACACGTTGACCAGCAATACGGTTCCCTGGTTTTCTCTGGAGACCGAAGATCCGCAGTTGATGAAAGAGAGAGAAGTCCAGTTGTGGCTGGAAGAAACGACACGTAGAACGATGGCTGTTTTCAATTCTCCTCAGAGCAGTTTCCATTCTTCGATTCATGAATACTTTCTGGATCTGATGGCTTTCGGGACAGCAGTCCTGTTTGTTTCCAATGAGCCTCCCTTTGGTCCGGTCTTCCGGTCCTATTTCTTAGGACACTGTTACATCGCAGAAGACAAACTCGGCAGAGTGGATGCCATCTACCGGACCTTCTGGGACACTGCACGATCTCTCTACCGTCAGTTCGGAGAATCGCTATCTGATGAAATCAAAAAGGCAGCAGACAACAATCCCTTTGAACGCTTTGAAATCCTGCATTGTGTCAAACCTCGGAACAAGTCCGGCAAGGGACAACTGTCGAAACCGTATCTATCGGCATACATCGAAACAGCAACCAGGAAGGAAATCCGAGAAGGAGGTTTTGAGGAGTTACCGTACATTGTCAGTCGATGGCAAAAGAACAGTATGGAAGTCTACGGACGAGGACCAGGAATCGAAGCATTGCCGGATGTCCGGATGATCAACGAGATGGAACGAATCGGTCTGATTGCACTTCAAAAAGTAGTCGATCCTCCGATGTTACTGCCAGACGATGGATTCCTCGGACCCGTAAGACTCCAGCCAGGAGGATTGAACTATTTCAGAGCCGGACTTGGACCACAGGATCGAATCACTCCGTTGATCACAAATGCCAGAATTGATCTCAATGAAGCAAAAATGGGTCAGGTCCGGAATGCGATTGAACGAGCATTCTACATTGATCTTCTGGAACTCCCTGGACCAACTGCTGCAGACGGGGATGTCCTCCGGTTTTCGGCAACAGAGATTGCTGCACGGCAGAGAGATCGACTTTCGATCCTTGGACCCATTGTCGCTCGCCAAGAAGTTGAACTGCTTGGACCTCTGGTCTTGAGAACAGTATCGATTCTCTTACGCAATGGTTCCCTTCCAGAAGCACCACAGTCCTTGCAACAGGCAGAGTTCAAAATCTCGTATTCCAATCCGGTAGCAATTGCTCAAAGATCCGGTGAACTCGCTTCGATTTCACAACTGATTCAGTTCCTCGTTCCATTTGCCCAACTTGATCCGACTGTCATTGAACGTTTTGAAACCGGAAGAGTTGCCGAATTGGCAGCAGAGATTTTAAAAGTTTCTCCCTCAGTTTTCCGTACAGAAGCCGAACGGGATCAGAAGAAGAACGAGGAACTTCAGCAACAGCAGATGATGGAACAGATGCAACAGGCTCAGGTGATTGCCCAGCAACAGTCCTTGATTTCACAGTCTCGCAGAGACGAATCCGTAGCAACCCTTAATGAAGCAAAAGCCAGAAGCGCATGATCTTTCAAAAAAAGAGGCAGTCTGATTATCGGACTGTCTTTGACTCCCCCCAAGGACGCAAGGTCTTAGCGGACCTCTGCCAACGCCACTTCGTTTTTAATTCCACTCACATCCCCAATGATCCGTACACTTCTGCTTTCCAGGACGGTAGACGTTCCGTAGTGGTAGACATTTTACGGTATCTGAAGATTGATCTGGAGACTCTAGAAACCCAAATGGAAAGACCCTATGAATGAAGTTCCAACGGAATCCACCGAGACCACCGAAGCCACCGAATCCCCCATGGCGTTTGATCCGACTTCGTTACCGGAAGAACTGGCTCATGAACCGTCTCTACGGAATTTTGACGATGTATCAAAGTTAGCAAAAAGCTATGTCAATCTAGTTAAAAAAATGGGAGTTCCAGCAGAGCAACTGGTTCGACTTCCTTCTGACGGAAACTACGAGGAACTCTACAATCAACTCGGCAGACCTCCGGACCCACAGGGTTACGAAATCGATCTGTCGAATGACATCAATCTGGAGTACGTCAACAATGCTCACAAACTGGGTCTCTCCAAGGATCAGGCACGGAACGTCTACGATTGGATGATGAACAAGTATGAACAAGTCAGATCCCAGGAAAAAAACGAGTACCAGGAAGCCATACAGCAAGGGATTGAATCACTGAAGAGAGAATGGGGAACCGACTTTGAGAGTCAGGCCCAGATTGCCAAACAGGCATTTCTTCAATTAGCAGACGCAGACACGGTCAAGATGGTGGAGGCATCCGGCTTGGGAAACTCTCCGGAGATGATCAAACTCTTCAACCGAGTCGGTCAAATACTAAAGGAAGATGGTATGCTACAGAACGATGTGGCTTTTGGTGACAGTGGGGGAAGAGCATCGATTGAAAGTCGGTTGCAACAGATCATGGATTCTGATTCTCCGTACTGGAATGGGATGCATCCGGAACACGATAAATACGTCAACGAGGCATTGAAACTCCGAGAACTTTTGACATGACAGAAGAACAGATTCAACTCCGACTAGAATGCTTGCGTATCGCAGTAGAAAACGGTACAGTGGCTGATATCAGTAACCCCATTGAACTTGCTGATCGATACTACCAGTGGGTCACAAAACCCACCGATTCCCTCATGCAAAAGGAACGGAAACGGACAACCAGATCCTGACCCGTACTTCTTCTGCTTCCTATCGGAATCCTGAGACATCAGACATCTGATGTAGGACAACTCCAATCATAGGCATGAGATCAATTCTCATCTCAGGTTGGATTATGTCTAATCAGGTAACGACTGCTTTTGTTCAGCAGTACTCCCAGAATCTAGCTCACCTCGCCCAACAGAAAGGATCACGCTTGCGTGGTTTGGTGCGAACGGAAGGGGTCCGAGCAAAACAAGCCTTTTTTGATCAAATCGGTTCTCAAACTGCTTCCGTCCGGACAACCCGTGGAGCAGACACGATCATCAACGATACGCCTCATGCCCGAAGACGAGTGACTTTGGCAGACTACGAGGTAGCAGATCTGATTGATGACCAGGACAAACTCCGAATGATTGTCGACCCGACTTCTTCGTATGCACAGGCTCAGGCTTTTGCAATCGGTAGAGCGATGGACGATGTCATCATCAGTGCAGCAACCGGAACTGCGTATACGGGCGAAACCGGAACAACTTCGGTGACTCTTTCCGGATACAACAGTGGTTCTCAAATTGTGGCAGCGACTGTTCGTTCCACTGGTTCTGGAAGCACAGGACTAAACATTGAGAAACTCCGTCAGGCAAAATTCCTGATGGACAATGCTGATGTAGATCCAAGCATCCCCAGAGTGATTGTCGTAGGTCCAAAACAGATCCAAGATCTGTTAGCGACAACAGAAGTCACCAGTTCTGATTTTAACACCGTGAAGGCGTTAGCTCAGGGACAAATCACTGATTTTCTTGGCTTTACCTTCATAACGTCTACCAGATTGTCTCTAGATAGTTCTACAGATGTGCGCAGTTGTTTTGCGTATGCAGTAGACGGAGTCCTCTTGGCAGTAGCCAAAGATTTGACGGTACGAATCGATGAACGTCCTGACAAGTCCTACGCTACCCAGGTCTATGCTTGTATGTCCATCGGGGCAACTCGGATGGAAGAGACCAAGGTTGTTCAAATCGAATGTGACGAATCACCATAAGGAGATTAAATGGCTGTTACCACTCAAAAAACTACCGAGTACACCAATGCTACGGCTGATCCGGTAGTCAACAACGAGTCAACCGAATTCCAGGGTAGACTCCGTGTAATGTTCTTCACCCATGACCAGGACGGTGCTGGGGATGCTACCTCTTCAGTAGCCATCGGGAAACTTCCGGCAGGACGAGTACGAGTTCTGTTGGGTCTTTCTCGCATGTACTGTAACTGGACCACTTCTTC